TGTGCAGGTATGTCATCTCTAACTTCTTCACGAGTACTTCCCATTGGAACTTCATTACCAGATACTTCATCTACCATACCACCTTCTTGACTAAGGCCACCCTCATTAAACTGAAGCATCTGTTCTTGTAACATAGGTTCTTCCTTTTGTTTTCTTGTATCTGATCTGCTTACTGCGTACTGAAGAGCATCTTCTCTGTATCTAAACTCAGGCAGTTCTTCACCAGTTAAATAATCAAATGGGCCATGCTCTTTAACGTAGTCTCTAATTTGATCATCTGTATATTGTGTGCCATCTTCAGCTACAGTAGGCATAGTATAATACTTACCATCTATTTTAAACGTAGTACTACGCTCAGAATAATCTTTACCTGTAGTTGGGTCACGCCATATAGTTCTACCAGTTACTGTCTTTTCACCAGTGTCTATAGGAGTGTTATCAGCCATTTTTTAGTACTTCATCCCTAAGCATAAGTAGTCTACGTAGTTGATACAAAGCACCCTGCGCCCTGTATAACACTGTAATATTATCTGTTTGTTCCATTATACGGTGTTGTTGATTAATAAGTTCTTCAAGGTAATTATTGAACTGGTCCCACTGGGGCTTGCTGTTCACTAACGCCTTGAGCTTGTTGAGGTGTTCCCGGTCCTGCATTACCACTAAATCCCTGTTCTTGTGGTACTGGAATCTGTCCCGTACCTATTGTGCCGCCACCTGCGCCTGTAGGGTCTGCTGGGTTTGCACCTGCAGCAGGTTGTCCTTCAGTAGCTGGCTGTTGGAAGCCTTTCATAAGTTCTGCTTGTACTGCTGCTTCATCCATATTGTTAGTTACTTTATCTGGATCAAGGTCAAGAGACTTTGCAATCTCCCGAATAACATACTGAAACTTAGCAAACGGTGCTAGTGCTGGACTAGAAGCAATCTGCATAAACTGCATTAGTCGTTGGCTGCGTACTTCATTAGCCATCAGGCTTTCTGTACCACGTGCTTTAACTTCTAAGTCACCACGTATAGNTGGGTCAAAGTCAAACTGCATATTAAATCTAAANAAACCTTCACCTAGTGGCCTAAGTAAATAGTCATCTACATTTTTAATTACACTTTTTATGCCACCTTGTGCAGCACCCATAAGCATACTAATACCTGAAGCAGTACGGCCTACACCAGACACACCTGTTTGACCATGTGCAAATGATGGGAACCCAGTAGACTCATCCGCTAGTACTCGTGCCTTATCAAATAACTGTAAGTTTTCTTGTGATACATTGGGGAACTTAGTGCCAAAGATAGCTTGTCCGGGTGCACCCCCTTGTCTCCGAAAGACTTTGCCGGGGTANACAGATAAGTCTTGTCCCGGTACTANGTTAGTTTCATCCACCTCAATAAGAAGGTTACCAGATAATACAGCATTGTCAACAGCCATTCTCATAAAACCATTCATAAGAGTTTGTGTGTCATCCATATTCTCTGCAATACCTACTCCAAAGAAAGAGTAAGGGTTCAACTCATACGGTGCAGCCATGAAAGGTATCTTAGCAGGTTTAAATGGATTAAGTACCATGCGGAGTAGTTTACCATTACATATCCATATGTTAGCTTGTAACTCATCTACCTTAGATAGTTCATTAGGTATATCTACACCCTGCTCTATTAACATGTCTGTGTCACACATGCCCCAGTACTCTAGGACTTCGTAACGTTGTACACCATAGTCAGGTACATAATCTGATAGATCATCTTCCCAGTATTCTTTATTGTAGTTCTCACCTAGCTGCACTGCTTCTTCAATTACAGTAGGGCGAAAGTAAGGTCTACGCTTTAATGCACGTAACTGTGTACGTGACATCTTATGTCGTTCAATAGCAAACTGAGCTTCATCCATATTGGTTGCATCTGGATCAGGATAGAAGTTCCACACAGATACATGAGATACCTGTGGTATTGTTTTTATAATAGGTGAATACTCACCATCTTCTCCCCAGTTGGGGTATTCTTTATCTACAGCAAACGGACCTTTCATAACACCAGTACCAAACAATGCCATTTCAAAGGCTGTACTACGTAGGTGTTTACTTGCACTAGATTCTTCTAGCTGGTCATGTATCTTCTTTTGCATTGTCTTAGCAGCTACCATAGCTGGACTAAATGTAATTGAAGTAGGAGTTTTACCTANACCTTTACGTAAGCCATCAATCTCACCTAGNTTACTTTCTAGTGGGCCAAGGCTATCTGCTAATGTTGCCGCTGTAGCACCTGCAGGTAAATCTTTACCGTCACCTTTAAATCCATAAGGACTTACTTTCTCATCTAAGCCAGAGCTTTTTAATTGGTCAGGTTCTTTAGGATCAAAGCTTACGTCTGCAACTACACCATCAGGAAGTTCTGTTGGGTCTACTGTTAAGGGAAACTTTTGACTTGCAAATAGTACATCAATAATCTGACCGTAAGCTGCAAGTGTTTTTGTTTTAGTTACTTTAATAAATACCCTAGACTTTTCTGCTTCAGTAAATTGTACATCAGGACCATACAAGCCACGATAGTTTCTGTAGGCACGTAGCCAACGTTGCTCATCTTGTTGTCTGTGATCTTCCGCACGACTATACCGATCCATAATAAATGGAATAATTTTAGATGTGTTTACATCTTCTATGTCTGAGTCATCACTATCCGCTAAGATAATAGAGTCATCTTCAATGAAGCCTTCGTTGTCTTCTTCCATTTATTTTTCCTTAATAACCAAACGTTGAGTCTGCAACTCGCATACCAGTAGGAGGTCTACCCATAGGGTCGTAATCGAATATACTGAAACGTGGTCTTGACATAATACCATACCTTAAAGCATCGTACAAGTGGTCTTCTGATGTAGTATCAATATCTTCTGGGTTTCTTTTATCAATAGGTAATGCAGGTAATTGTGAAATTAAATTAGTACAGTTACTAAAGAATACTAATCTAGGTTCTTCTGTAAACTCGTCTACTTGTAAACGTCTGTGTACTTCGTTCTTTCCTGACACCCTTGATCCTTTTGATCTATCTGAAGGACGCCATCTGCAACCCTTCATAATCATTTGTTCAGCAAGGCTTGGGCCAGTGTCTCCACGCTTGTGCCACAAACTAGAATCGAGAACTCCATACTTAATGTTTCCATCTCCTGCTTCTAGCTCTAGCACCATGTCTGCTAAGTCTGTGGCAAGAACTTTACTTACATATAGTTCTCTGTATACAATTAACTTTTCATCAGGAGATACCGCAAACCAGATTACACCAGACTTACTTCCGTATCCGTAGTCACATGCTCTAAACTTTACCCAGTTGTTAGGTATATCAAAAGGTTCTATTACATGTATGTTTCTGTCAAACTCTGTAAAGGCTGCGCCTTCTTTAATATCCCAATCACCATCAAGTAGCTGTCGTCTTTGTTGTTCTGGTAGTGATAGAAGCATTGCCTCATAGTCACCCTGTTCAGCTAGATAAGGATTATCGGAAAGACGGGCAGGTATAAACCTGCGTTTGAATAAAGCCCTGCCAGCTTTGGCGTGTCCAGCAGGGTAGCGTAATACTTCACTTGTTTCAATATCTGTTGCATCAAAGGCTGTACCATAACTAGCGGGATCAATAAACATTTTCTTAACCCAGTGGTGACCCCTGCCACCCGGATTTGTAGTAGCTCTCATGTACACAGGCAAGTCGGTTGCAGTGGACCGTAGACGTGATCTCATGTAGTTCCACGGAAAGGGTGTGGGCCATTGAGTTAACTCGTCAAAGCCTATCCAACTAAACGCTAGACCTTGGTAGCGCAGGACATCATCTTCCCTATCTAGGTATGACATCCACAGTCTCGCACCAGAGGGCGCAGTCCACTGCATCTTACGTTCCGACCACTTAATGCCGGGCCAAATCTTAGGGTACATTTCTTGTGACTTAAAAATGAGTTCCCTTAGTTCTTCCGTAGTATGCCGTAGGAGCAATCCTGAGAAGGCTGGGTGGCCCATAAAGCGTAAAGGGTCAGCAAGCATGGCGTAGCTCTTACCCCCACCTGCACTGCCTCCAAATAGCACCTCACGTTCACCTGCAGCTAGAAAGTCTGTCTGTGGTCCTTCGTTAGGTTTGAAGATAATATTATGTTGTTCTTCAACAGAAGCTTGGCTAATAACCGTAGGTGATGTATCAAGCTGCGTTTTCTTGGCTGATGTTGTCTTTGTTTTCTTTTGCGCCAAGTCTGTTACGTTCGATTTCTTCCGCTTTGGCGATTGCCTTTTTCGCATAGTCTGCCCATTTGCGTAGGCTTCCAGCTTTGTTTTTCCGTCTTCGCTCATTATCCAACCGTTTCATTAATCCTACGTGAGAGATTTGTCTGCCTGTATTTGTAGTCAGCCAGTTAGCTACTTCACGATATGAGTACTGCTTTAAGTACTTCTTTGCTTTTTCAAGCATATCAAGTTCTAGTTCTATTGGCAAGAGAATAAATGAATCATTTGGGTCTAACTCATAACCAAAAGGTACTGTTCTTGATATACGTGGGATAGGAACCCACTCGTTGTCTTCTTTAATGTCGGTTGGTTGGGGTAGTTTCCATTGACCTGCAGATTTAGTCATCGTCATCCTGTGCTTGTTTAACTGGCATTAACATAACGCCACCCTTTGATTCCACTTGTACCTTCTCTGTTTTAACTAAACCAGTACGATCAAGTAGTTCTTTGGCTGCTGCCATCTTATCACGAATGCCTAACTCAGTAGGATCGTTCAAAGCACTAACCATAGCTATAGCAGCCTTTGGTACATTACGTGCTAAGAAGTTATGTGTTATGTCAATTATTTCTTCTTTTAAACTGCTGGTAATTTCACGGTTAGGTGTATTAGGTGAGTACCCTGCAAGGTTTTTAGCTGCAGTAATGTTACCAGCAGCTTCATCCATAAGGACATCAAGAAACTTTTGTTGACGTTCTGTTAATTCTCTAGCCATATTATTTATTCGGTCTTGGTTTAGAGGGCATCTTAGGTCTTAGTGATTTAGATGGTGCAGAACTTTTTGGACGTCCTTTAGGAGGCCCAGCATTTTTAGTTTGTGCTTTAAGTGTTTTAAGTTTTTCATCCGCAAGTGTAATTTTACCTACTAATTTTTCAATGTCTGTTGCGTTCTGTGCAGCTTTTGTTTTACTACGTTCTTTTGCTAAGTCTGCTCTATATTTTTTTAGTGCTGCATCTAAAACACCAACACCGGGTATGCCAACACTAGCTGCACCTATACCTGCACCTACTATTTTGTCACCACGTGACCTAACAGTTACTCTATTTTTATTTAATTTTATTCCACCTTTTGTATCAATTTTACCCGGAGACTTTTGTGTAACTTTAGTAGGTTTTTTACTAAATAAATTGCCTATTCTATCCGTTAGGGTAGGTTTTTTATCTTTTACTAATTTTGTAAAAGCGGCCTCACCCCGGACGGTTTTCTTAGCTAAAGATTTAGGAACTTCTTTTACAATCCTACCACCTACTGCTGCCGCTGCTCTTTTTGCAGCAGCAGTTGCAGCTATTCTAAATACTTGTTGTCCTACAATTACTAATAAAACTGGTAACGGCATAATGTTTCTCCTTACATCATCTCAAAATGTGGTGCATCAATAAATGGTCTACGACCCTGTGACCTACGTAAGTCTATGTAAGCATTCATAGAATCTTCTGCAGTACCACTGTACATTCGTATGTCACCTTCAGACCAAGCAGCACCCCACTTGAT